ATAGAAAATAAGGGCGATGCCTTGACCAAAGTAGTGATTGCTTACACTAAACCAGGGCAATCTGATGACCGAAGTAGCTCAAACTCTAAGGGTTAAGTAACATTCAGCGTAGTTTACATAATATATCTTATAAGCAGAAGCTATGGATAAAGAAGCAGAGTTAAAGCTAAGAGAAATTATACAACAGATTGATGATGATAGGGATAGGATAAGAGGAAGACACCAGTACCCTACCACTTTCGATTCTGTATATAGATATATAGTGGCACAGACACCAAATGTAAATTTGAAATTATGAAAGAATTACTCTTTGGAACCAATAATAAATGTGCTAAATGTTCACAGTCTTGTAAGCAGTGGCAACAGGTCAAAGTAATCATATGCCCAATGTTCAAACCCTGCGAACGCCAAGCACAAGAAAACGCTACAGAAGCTCAAGGCTGATAGCATATTGGTAAATGATAGCTACATACTCTATTTTGGGTTCGCCCTTTGTAGGGCTTTATTTAAGGTTATTAAATGACTGATTATCCCTGTATTTATATGGCTCCTGAGTATATCTGCCCTTTTAAGGGCGAATGTAAAGTTCAGGGAGATTGTTTCTGTAAGCGTAAACTAGACTACTATCAAGATGATTAGAAACGGTTTGTTTACTGGTCCAGACTACCCCAAAGACATTAAGTGTTTTGTCTGCGGTAAGACGATTAAGGTTGGAGACCAATTCAGACATTTTGGGAATAGTTCCCTTTCAAGGTTAGATGACAACAGTGAGTTCTATCTTGAGGGGGCAGAGCCTACTATTGGGATAACTTCTCTTAAGGTCTCGCACAAGGTCTATGAGGAATGGTATATAGAAATCTGCGAAGACTGTTTTCAGAGAGACCGAGACAAGACCTATGACCAAGAGATAGTCGAACACGCCAATAATATGATTTGTAAATGTGAAGTCCCAGAAGACTATACTGGATTCTGTAATAAATGTCATAAGATTATTAGAAAAACTTGAGCATACTTTTTGTTTTGATTAAAGCCTTTGGGATTTGGGAGACCTATTATGACCTTCCAATACTCTTTATCCTGATTGACCTTGACCTGATTGCCGTGTTCACTATTAGTCGGTGGTGGAAACTTTGGAGATAAAATGGGACAAGGAACTCCTAAGGCAGGCTCAGGAAATAATGTTAAAAGGCGGTGAACTTAAATTTATAGTGGCACGCAGGGGAAACGATAGATTCCCTGAAATATATACATATCCAGAAAATAGAATAGCTTGCAATAAAGAAACTTTGGTTGAATAACTAACTACTGAGAATACTAAGGTAGTTAAAGATTCGCTTAAAGAATACTAATAGGCGGGTTGTGTTAACTCAGATTAATTTGGTTAACATAGCTCGCCTTTTCTTATGAAAATACTCTTTGCAGTTCCTTTACTTGATATTAGATACGAATGGCTAATTGGGTTTACGGACATACTTAATCAGTTAAAGCCTTATGAGTATGAACTCTACCTACCTTATCGCAAGCCTTTACATATAGCCGATACTCTTATGGCGAGAAAGGCGATAGCAGGTAACTTTGATTACGTTTTAAGAATGGATGACGATGTTTGGGATGTTCCACCTAACGCAATAGAGAAGCTAATCAATGCAGACAAAGACTTCATCTCTTGTGTGATGTATGCCAACGGATTTCCTTATCAACGATGTGCGTTTTTAAAAAAACAAGACTTAAACCTTGTTGACATAGCACGGGATAAGATACCAGTTTTAAAAGAGGTATCAGGCACAGGAATACTTATGGTAGATATGTGTGCGTTTCCGTTCACCCTAATTAAGACCTCGGTGTTTAAGCGTCTTAAAGAACCCTGGTTTGAACACACTGAAGAGATTGTTCCAGATAGTTACTTTTGTCAGAAGATGTTGGACGCAGGTATTCAACCTTATGTAGATATGGATTTACAGGTTACTCACAGGGGGGTTAACTTTTGGAACAGGACACAACGATTCTTAGCTGAAGCAGAATATATGATTGCCTCAGGAGAAATGACCGAAGACCACCCAAGATTTAAGAACTATGAGATTGTTAGAAACAAATTGATTGATTCATATACTAAAAAAAAGTTGTTTGTATTATGAGAGAAAAAACAATAAATCTTATACCACCTTATGCCGCACAGAGAGAGATTGAGTTTGACCCTCACAGATTTAGGGTCTTAGCTTGTGGACGCAGATGGGGAAAGACCGTATGTGCTATGCGTGAAGCCTTCCAAATGTTATTAAGGGCTTACGAGAAAGACGGACAAAAACACAGGGGTTGGGTAGTTTCTCCCACATTCCCACTTGTCAGGGAAGATTGGTTGGCAGCAGAGATATTACTTAAAGACGCCATCACCCACAAAGGCACTACGGATATGAGAATGGACTTCGGTCCGTTTGGGTTTATAGAATTTAAATCAGCAGAACGTGATGATGAAGGGCTTAGGGGTGCAGGTCTTGATTTTGTCGTAGTGGACGAAGCAAGTCGAGTATCTCGAAAATCCTGGGAACAAGGCATCAGACCTGCACTCTCTGATAAGTTAGGACGGGCAATATTTATCTCAACCCCAAAAGGTCGTAACTGGTTCTTTGATATGTGGCTTAAAGGTCAAACTGAGAATGACGAGATAAGAAGTTGGAAGTATTCAACCTTTGAGAATCCGTTCTTTCCTGAGAGTGAAAAAAAAGTCTTGGTTGACACCACACCTGAGATGATTCTCAGACAGGAATACTATGCAGATTTCTTAGAAGACGAGGCCACAGTCTTTAGAAATCTTGACAGATGTATAAGAGGTTCCTTACAGGGAAATGATGACAAAGAAAAATATTCAATCGGAGTTGACTTAGGAAAGACCGAAGACTTTACCGTAATCACCGTAATCAAAGAATCAACTGCTGAGTTAGTTTATATTAACAGGTTTAATAAGATTGATTGGAACCTACAAAAAGAACACATCAAATCGGTTTGTAATGTGTATAGAAACAATATCATTCACATAGACTCAAGCGGATTGGGTAGTCCGATTGTAGATGACCTTTCTAAGTCAGGACTTGTAGTAAGGGGATTTGTATTTACTAATACATCTAAACAAATATTGATTGAACAATTGATTGTGGCTATTGAACAACAGTTACTTTCAATCCCAGATTGTGAAGAAACAAAGTTCTTAATAAACGAAATAAAGGCTTTTACTTATGAACTCCTGCCTTCGGGAAAATTAAGATATAACGCCCCAGAGGGACTACACGACGACGGAGTAATCAGTCTTGGACTTGCAATTCGGGGAATGAGTTATGCACTTTACAGACAGAACGAAGAAAACAAAATAAATCTTCCAAGAAATTCTCCTGCATTTTTGGAAAGATTGTCTTACGAAAAAGAAGTTAAATATAATATGGGGTTACCACGCAGGTTAAGGAGAGAGCCAGATAATTTGGCGTTTTCGTGAAAATATTAAAACGGTGTAGATGCAAAGTCCCTTTAGTTTGTGGTTTTGGACCAACAAGGTGTTTAGAATGTGGCAAGAGAACTAATTTTTATTTAATAAGGGCTGCAAGAAAATATGATAATGAAAATGGAATAATAAGAAATAATGATGGGGTGAAAATAAATTAATGGATGAAAAAGACGCAATAGAATTATTAAACAAATTAGAAAAGTGGATGACTGCTACAAACGACGCAATTAAGAACTTAAATATTAAGGTCCATAACTTAGAGATTGATGTTGAACATTTTAAGAAAAATCAGGAGAAGGCAAGAATAATTTTAAGAAACTAAAGGAGGATAGAGATGTTTAAAAAAGAGGTCAAGGAAGTAAAAGAAGTAAAGGTAGAAAAGGTGAAAAAAATTGACGAAGAAAAAAGTGTAATCAATAAAACAGGAAACGTGAAATTTACAGAAGCGTAAAGGATAATTATGCTCCCAATTACAAGTGACACGATTAAAAAGTGGAGAATAGAGGTTGAACAAGCCGAGGACTTTAAACAACAGGAATTTGGTTCTGCTTTAAAGGGCGAGATAAAAGGTGTCGGTGAAAATATCGGATACTTTGAGAATGGATATTCTGCCAGATATTTAGAGGAGTATTCTAAACTTGACCCCAACTATTTAGTCCCTTTAAATATTGTTTATCCTGTGGTTAAGAATGTTATTCCGTCGCTGTATTATAAGAATCCTTTTATAGTGGCGATACCAAAACGCAAACAGGATGAGGATAGTTCTTCTTATGTCTCAGCCATAGTCAATCATTATTACAAACAGATTGACGTTAAACGGGTTAACCAGCACGTTATCTTTGATGCCTATGTCTTGGGATTAGGTGTTTGTAAATTAGGATATGCTACCAAATTCGGTGCTGATATTGAAGATGAAGGTTTAGAAAAACGCAGGGAACAGGAAAAGAAAAAAGGTTTACTGGAAAAGTTAGGTCTTAGAAAACCCAAAGAACCAGATGAGTTACCTAAGAATGTAGAACCTAATGAGTTTATCATTGCTGAAAATCCTTATATTACTTGGGTATCTCCGTTTAAGTTTGGTATAGACCCAATGGCAAGTTCTATCTATGACGCAAACTATGTGTATGAAATCATAGACACTACCTTAGACAGGGTAAAAAATAACAAGAATTATAAAAACACCAAAGACCTGCAGGGTGCAGACCTTGACCCTACTTTTCAGAAAGATATTCCTTCAACCCAGATTGAAAAGTTTAAACCTATTCAGTTAATTGAGATTCACTACAAGACCGATGAGGGAATAAATATTTTAGTCTTAGCCAAAGACCAAGATGAATATGTTGCGTTAAGGCACGAGGAATCAATTTATGAGATAGACGGGTTTCAATATGAAATGCTGACTTTTAATAAACACGGTCATAAGTTGTATCCAGTTTCAGAAATAGATATTACCAAACCATTACAAGACAGAATCAATAACACCTTTGAAAATATCTTAGACCAAGTAGATAAGTTCTCAAGTAAACTTTTGATTGATGAGACCGCTATGTCTGAGGGGGGAAAGAAAGCACTCAGAGATGGTCAGTTAGGTTCAATCTGTTTTACTAACAAAGCCCCCAGAGAAGTTGCTATGGAACTTTCAATGACCCAAGTAAAAGGCGACTTAATGGTGATGATTGATAAGATGGTTGATATCATTTCATTAGAGACAGGCGTAACTAGGGCGATGTTGACTGGATTGACTTCAGCCGAAACTGCTACTGAAGCCCAAATAGGTCAGGCAGGTTCAAACCTAAGAATGTCAGACAAAGCAGATATGGTTGCTGATTTTTCTAATCGTCAAGCCCGTAAGTTATGGCAGGTTATTAAACAATTCGTGGACCTTGAGGAGATTGAATTAATCACAGGCGACACTGCTTTTGATGATGTAACTGGAACACCAAGATATAATTGGTTAGCACCTATTGACTCAATGATGAGTGAAAAACTTTCTTTGGGTGAATATGATTTCCAGATTGAAGTAGGTTCTACTCAGAAACCCGACTTACCAGTTTTAAGAAAACAGGTTGAGAATATGGTTAATATCTTGGGTGGAAAAGGTGTCTTGGAAGCGTTTGCGGCACAGGGATATAAGATAGAATTAGCCGAAATCTTTAAGAAATACTTGTTGATGTTCCCAGATGTCTTTACAAACGTCTCAAGGATTATCAAACCCATACAACCACAACAGCAAGGTATGGGTGGAGTTCCTGTTCAAGGCGGACAACCTGCGGGAACAGGCGGTGCTGGAGTAGGGGCAGTCCCTCAGCAAAGACAGGCGAACCCACCAACACCTGCTGATATTATCTCAAGTATGGG